TTATTAGTCACACAATCACGGGCACGCTAACCGCGCAGACTGCGACGCTCAGACTGTGGGCTACGCGCATCGTTGACGGGCTGCGACTGGCGCTATTGATTGGCCGCATAACTATAACCAAATGAGCTGCAACACTGAATGTGGCATTGTTGCCATCGAAATCCTGACAGGCATCCCGGGACTTCCTGGCAACGGGGGCACGGGTAATGACGCGACCTCATTGCAAGGCGTCCCAATCGCCGACGTTGCGCCGACAAATCACCAGACTCTCACCTACAACGGCACGCAATGGGTGCCCATGACTACCACCGCAGGCACTTACTAATTTACCCATGAGTAACCAGATCGTCCCAATCGTTCCGCGCATCAACGGGGCTCCTTTGTCAACCGCAGCACCAACGGCTCTTACGGGCATGACGTTGGGCGAAATTGCTGTCAACACCGCTACGGGGCGGCTATTTGTGCAAGGCAACGGTGCGACTCCCGTTGACGTAACGGCAGGCAGCGTCCAGACGTCGCAGCTTACAACAACAGCGACCGCTAACGGCGTGCCGCAGCTGACTGGTGCGGGGCTGATTAGCTCGGCACAGATTGGCACGTTGGCTACGTCGCAAATCCCTGGGCTAACGCAGTCGGCAGTCGCTGGCGGGATCCCGCAGCTTGACGGCTCGGGCTACATTGCTCTCGCGCAGTTGCCTCCGAGCGTTGTTGGGCAGTTGCATTTTAAAGGCGCCTGGACGGTTAACACCTCGCCTGTAATCGCATCCGGCGGCGTTGTTGGCGCAGGCACGGCAGCACTTGGGGATTACTACGTTGCAGCCAACACAGCGACTGTCGGCACTGCCATTGACGGCAAGACCTCGTTTATTGCTGGCGACATCCTTGCGTTCAACGGCACGACTTGGGACAAAATTAACGGCGCTACGTCCGAGGTCATCAGCGTCAACAGCGTGGGCCCAGTCAACGGCAACGTGACGCTGACGCCTGCCAACGTGGGAGCGATTGCTACCACTCAACTCGGCGCACTCAATGGCGTCGCAACGCTCAATGGCGCAGGCGTGTTGACTAGCTCGCAGTTGCCAGTTGCAAGCACTTCGCAATTGGGGGCGATTAAAGTTGGAACTAACCTCAGCATTGACGGGGCAGGCGTGTTGAGCGCAATTGCTGGCACGTACACGCTTCCAGCGGCTACGACGTCGCAACTCGGCGGCATCAAGGTTGGCGCGGGACTAATAATTGACGGCGATGGCCTGTTGGAAATCGGCACAATCACTGGCGGCACCTACTAATCATGTCCAACGCAATCGTCCCAGTCGTTCCCAAGCGCAACGCCGTAACGGGCGCGGGTTATCCTACCTCGCTTGCGTTAGGCGAGTTAGCCGTAAACACCACTACGGGCAACGTCTACCTAGGCGCAGACCCGGGCGTGGTCCAAATCGGCATCCCCGTTGCGGCGGGGACGACACTCAACCTTGGGACGGGCGACGGCTCGACGGTTGCGTTCACGATCACGGGCGGCACAGGAACTGATGCAGGCGGGTATCTCGTCAGCGTCGGCGGCATCGACCAGCCTAGCGGGTGGACTGTTGCAGGAACAACGCTGACGTTCAGTGAGGCACCGCCAGCGGGCGCGGCTGTTAGCGTGCGGGCGATACTTAAGGGCGAGGGCGGCGGCGGTGGCGGCACTGACATCGGCGGGCGTGCGTGGGCGGCTGGCGCGACATACACCGAGGGCGACCTTGTGGCAACTTCGCAGCGGGAAACTTGGATCTGCATCCAAAATTCCAACACGGGCAACGATCCAGCAACTTCGCCAACGTGGTGGGCACCTCAGCCAGCCGACGCGGTTAGTTTACAGCTGCGAGCGGTATCAACAACGGCCCCAACTGATGGTCAGTTTTTGATGTGGTCAGCGGCTAATAATCAATGGGAGCCAACAACGCTGGCAGGTGGCAGTGTGACTTTTAATACTCAAGGCACGCATTACTGGAGAGTTCCAGCATACACGCGATATGCGCGGGTGCAGGCAACGGCAGGCAACGGCACGGCGGGCACTAATGGGCAGGGCACCGGTGGGGAGAATGGAGGCGACGTTTCGCAAGGTGCGCCCACAGTTGGCGCAAATGGCGCAGACGGATACGGCTCGAATGGGACTCAAGGCAGATCCATTACTTTTGACGGCGTTACAGTGTCAGGAGGCGCAGCGGGACAAGCGGGGAGTATTGGCTACGGCGGCGGCGGCGGCGGTGGATATGATTTTAGTCAAAATTTATATTACAACGGAGCCGCTGGAAATGGCCCAGATGCAGGGGCGGGAGGTCTTGGAAATACAAATGGAGGATTAGGTGGAGCAGGCGGCGGAGGTGGCGAAAACGGACAAGATGGAGAATCTGGCGGATTAGGAGGGAACCCATCTGGCAAAGGTGGAGGTGGCGGCAACTCAAGAATTTATGGCGGAGGCGGAGGGGGGGCAGGTGGCAGTAGTGGAGGAGGAGGAGGAGGAGGTGGCTTTTTTGCAGGCGGCGGAGGCGGCTATGGCGGAGGCGGCGGCACAGGCAGCGGCGCAACGGCGGGCAGCGCGGGCGAAACGCTTGACGCGTATCATCTGTTTACTCCCGGCGCACTGGTGCCCATAACAATTTCAGCGGGCGCAGGCACGGCCTCAATCACAATTACTTACTAAAATGGCCCTCACAAAACCAACTGGCGCAATGCTCAACGCTGGCAGCACGTCAGCACCGCAGGCACTTGGCACCGCAGCGGCTGGTACGTCGCAGAGCTATTCCCGCGCTGATCACGTTCACGCCATGCCATCAGCGGGCGACGTTGGCGCGATACCAACGAGTCAGTTAGCGTCACTGGCAACAACTGCGCAAGTGGCGGCAATTACTCCGGCGAGCATCGGCGCAATTCCCACAAGCGCACAATCCGGCTTTGCAACGCTGACAGGCGGGCACCTGACAACCTCGCAGACGCCCGCACTCGGCGGCGACATAACGCTCGCGGCTGGCGCAGTGTCAGCGCAGGTTGTTGCACTCCAAGGCTCGGCTATCGCAGCAACAGCGCCAGCAAGCGGGCAGGTACTCGCATGGAATGGTACGCAATGGGCACCGGCAACGGCGTCCACGGGCGGCGGCGGTGGGGCAAATGGGCTAACGTACTACCTCAACCAGGGCACGGCGGCTGACGCTCCGACGACAAATATCCCGGCGACGCCGCACCAGCTAGGCCGCACGGGCGAGACTGGGCAGACGACCGTTACAACGGGCACGCTGACGCAAAATACATGGGTGCTGGTGGCTGGGTTTGTCTCGGAATCCGCTCCGGTGGATCCAGCAACTACGACCATTCCAGCGGGCTTGTGGGACTTCAACGTCTGGGCATACGGCAACGCTAACGCACAGGCAGGCACGTCAATACGTGCCGTCGCTTACATTTACAACGGCACCACGCTAACGCTTTTGGGCACCTCTGGCGGGCAGGTCATTAACAATAGCTCTGCGCAGTATTCGCTTTCAGTCCTGGTGCAGCAGACAACCGTATTGCTTACGGATCGGATCTACATCGCGATTGAAGCGTATGCCACTGGCAATAATCACAATGTTACTGCTCAATTTGGCGACGGAACACCCTCGCACGTTCATACTTCACTGCCGCTTGTTGGCGGCACCGGGCTTTGGAAAAACTCCAGCGGCGTGTTGCAGTCGCCTGCAAGCCTGTTAGTTGACGCTGACGTTGACGCAGCGGCTGGGATTGCGTGGAGCAAGATCGCAGGCGCAGCCAGCACCGCACAGGTGGCGGCCATTACCGCAGCATCGCTGGGGGCGTTGTCTACGGCTCAGGCTGTGACATTGGCGCAAGGCGGCACTGGTGAGACAACACAACAAGCAGCACTTAACGCCATTTCTGGCGCACAAACAACAGGCTACCACTTTCGCTCTGATGGCACAAATGTCAGCCTTCAGCCCATGAGTCTTGCGGATGTTACCGCAGGCACGCTAGGGGTTATTTATGGTGGAACAGGAGGAACTAATGGTGACGATGCAATAAATAACCTTGGGTTTCCTGCTCAAATTCGACCAGTGGTTTCAAACGTAAATCTTGGAACTGGCACAACTGCAAGTTACGTTTATACAGCAACCACGGCAGTTCCATCATTTGTTGCTCACTCAATTTTAACTGCTGGAGACAATATTCTTTGCAGTGGCGCAACTAATACGATGAATATTGGGCCGTGGGTTGTTACAACAACTGGCTATCAAGCCGTATTTGTTGGAACACTTGCAGCAAGCAGCACTTCTTTGAATATTGTTTCGGTAACATCTGGAACAGTTGCAGTTGGACAAACTATTGTAATTCCAAATTCCACAAACACAATTACGATTGCATCATTTGGAACATTCACTGTGCTTGCCGGAACTGGAACAGTTAATTTATCTGGATCAATAACACAGACGCAAAGCAATGTGACTATGGCAAGTGGAACTGGAATTACACCAGTTTATACGCGACCAGCTTGGTTTAGAGGCACCTTATTGACGTCCGCATATTATTTTCAAACAATAAGAAGTAGCAGTGCAGCTAATGGACAAGGGAATGTCTATTCAATTTATCCAACATTAGCATCTGAATCTCTTCCATCTGTAACTGCAAATGCCTCTGGAGGGACTGCTTGGTCAAATTCCCTTGTTTCTCAAAGGTCAGCAAATGCGACCACTAGTTCCAACACATTTTCTGGAAGGCAAACTCTTTGGGCAGGGTCTGCCGGGGGAAACATTCCGTTCGCTTTTCAAGCGGGCGCAATAACAACAACTCCAGTGGCTCATTCCGTGGAATGGGATGGAACTAACGAGTACGTCACAACGGGCGCAACATTTGCAGGCTCGATTGCCACAACGGTTTTAACCGTTACTGGCACGCCAACGGGCGTCATTCAAGTTGGCATGCTTATCACCGGCGCGGGCGTAACCGCAGGCACAACTATTACCGCACTAGGCACGGGTACGGGAGGCGCAGGAACCTACATAGTTTCAGCGTCGCAAACTGTTAGTTCCACGACGATTACTGGGCAGATTCGTTGCATTAAAGCCACATTTATCAACGGCGCGGCTGGCGGCACAGGCGCAGTGCCCGCAACGGCAACGGCTGTTGGTCGTCCCGGGCAAATGGCGTTTGATGCGAATTATATGTACATCTGCACGGCCAACAACACGTGGAAAAAAACGGCACTGATTACGGTTTAATTTTATGAAATCATTACTCGCACGCTTACAAGAACCATCGACTTACGCCGGACTAGCTGCACTGCTCGGCCTCGTGGGCGTTAATTTACCGGACGCCAAGTTCCAAGCGATCACGCACGCGGTGGCGGCTATTGCAGGCGCGTTGGCAATCTTCCTCGGGGAAGCCAATGGTCCTACTCCTCCTCCAGTCGCTCAGTAGTTGGTTGCAGTTGCGCGTAATTGCTGCGCACTGGGACCTTACGCGAGAAATCGAACGCTACTGCGATGAAACGGAAAACGCTATACTCACCGCTCGGGCTACTGGCAACGACGCTCTTGCTGACAGGTTGCGCGACCGTTTCACGCGTGCCGCAGGGATCGCTTTACCCGCCATCGGGGGTGCTCCATCTGCAACAGGGGCAGACGTATCAAGCGGCGGGCGGTGAAACATGGCACTCGGCGGCTAGATATCAGGCGTTGGAGTTGCAGCTACTCGACGCAGTCTCTGCCATGAAACATTTACAAAACCGATGAGCCGACACATTGACGACATCCTTAGCGTTGGCTATGTAAATAGCGTAGCTGTGGCGATTTCCGTGAGTGAGTTTGAAACGGGCTTGCGGATTTTCTCGCTGGCCTTGGCCATAAGCTACACAGCCTATAAGTTTTATAAAGCATTGCAAACCAAATGATTGCTCCACTACCCGGCGAAACTGAAGAAGATTTTCTTGGCCGAGTTGCTCAGGCTCTTAGCGAGCATTTTGAGGTTGTGCAAATTTTTGCGCAGACAGAAACCTCAGATCACACGGACGTTTTTAATGTGGGTTACGGCAACGTGTTAGCTCGGCAGAAACAAATGGAAAACTGGCTGGAGATGATGGCCGGTAGCGATGAAGAGGACGATGATGAATAGCACCGCACTCAAATTTGTTTTGTCGCAGGAAGGCGGCTACTCCAACGATGCCGCAGACAGCGGCGGCGCAACTAATTTTGGCATTACTCATACCGAGTACGATGCCGACCGCATTGAGCGTGGGTTGCCGACGCAATCAATTCGACTCATAACCGCCGAGGAGGTGCGTTCGATTTATGAGCGAAAATACTGGCAGGCTGGCAAATGCGGGCAACTGCCTGCAGCACTCGATTTAGTCCATTTTGATGGCTGCGTAAACATCGGCATTGGCGGGGCAACCAGGCTGCTGCAAAAAGCGGTGGGCTCGAAAGTCGACGGGGGCTTTGGGCCGCAGACATTGAAGGACGTTAAGCACGCATTAAAAGATAACGACTCGCTTGCCATTGCGCTTAACATTATCGATTTGCGTCGCGAATACTACCGCCGAATTGTTGACCGTAACGCAACTCAGGGCGTGTTTCTTAAAGGTTGGCTTAACCGCTGCAACGCTCTTCAGCTAGCCCTCACAAATGGCTAACGTCGTTCGCAAATGGAAACGCTGGATGGCTGTAGGATGCTCGCACGGGCATCTAGCTGACCAAGCGTTACTGCGGCAGGTGCTGGCGTTTAAGGAACGTTTTAAGCCATCGCTGACGATTCACCTGGGCGACGCCATTGACCTTGCATGTCTGCGCGGAGGCTCGGCCGGCACTGCTGACGAAGCGTGCGACCCCGAAGGCGACCTCCACGACGGGCTTGCGTTTCTATCGCAGCTCCACCCGCAGGTTTATCTGCTCGGCAATCACGAGGCGCGGCTGCGGCACCTGATGGAGTCGCCTAAGGCTATCGTGTCGGCGCTCGCGTGCAGGGTTTATCAACAGATTCAAGACCGCGCTAAAGAGCTAAAATGCAAGGTGATCGACTACGACTTCCAACACGGATGGCATCCATTTGGGGATGCTCTCGCCGGACATGGGTACATGATCAACGAGGCCGCCGTGCGCGATCACGCCGAGGCCATTTGCACGGGCACGCACAACAAAGTGATCATCGCTCACCTGCATCGAGTCACACAGGCAGAGGGGCGTAACAGAGCGCATCCGACGGGGTATTGCGTGGGCTGGCTCGGGGATCCGAAACTAACGACTTACGCAGCAAACCGCCGCGCAACAACTTCATGGTCCCGAGGATTCGCTTGGGGAGAATTTTGCGACAACGAAACACAAGTATGGCTAGGAAAAGAAACCAAAAGTCAGACGTTCAAGCTCCCGGTGTAGGCTGGCTAACTGAGCTAGCGCAAGAGCTTAACGTGACTTTCCCACCCGAGGGCGAAGGCTGGGCAACGATGGCGCAAATTTGCGAAGCCACCGGGCGGGACCACCAAAATGTGCGCGTTTTGCTAAAACGCCGAAATGCGGAAGTTCGCAAATTTAAAGCAGTTAACGCAGGCGGGAGAGTCATAATCACGCCTCACTACCGGCTTGCTGGCGAGTAAAAATAAGGCTTTTCAGTGCGTGCAATCTAGGGTTAGGTGACCGCCCTATGATCAAAATGAACGGCACTGAATTGCACTGGACACCGCGTAATTACACCAACGGGCCGACCTGTAAAGCTTTAGACTATAAAGGCTTAGGCGACATCGTGCTGCGGGCAATTGCTGACGGC